AAGCGGCGAAGCTATTGGGAAGCCTCGCCGCCCTTTTACCCACCTCTGAAGGAGACGCGCCTGACATCCTCACCCTGCCCGGCGCTTGGACGAATACATAAAGCATCCGTCTAATTGGCACGCATCCTACACCTTCATCTTTTTGAGCATCAAGGTTTTCTACCAGCCACACAAAGAGCACGCCCCGGCGTTGATGCCTGAGACGTGCTTTGGTATATCCTATAACCAGATGTTGGTGTTATAGTGCGCTCCGAATCGAGCCTTAGCTAACTCCATTCCCAGCTTCTCTGGTATTCGACCAGACCATCTGAAGCCTGTAGCTCAACCACCAGGGAGTATCCCCATGAGACACATCATTATTTTCGTTACTCTGACTTTGACATCTCTAGTCTACGCGAACGGTCAACCAGCCCCGGCTGGTAGTGCGGCACAGAAGGCCGGAGGAAGAGTGGTGGTAACAAAGCTGCCAGACAAGTTTGAAGGCGTAATGCTTAAAGACGGCCAGATTAAACTAAAACCTGGTTATAAGTTTGTGAAAAGAACAAATGGTACGGTTGCCGTCGCCAGAATTAGCGGGAGCGTTGGTTTGGGTAATAATGTAGGCGGGACGTTTAAGTGTTCATGTGTTAGCAACCGAAATGGTATAGACACTGCTATAGGAGAATGTGGGGTTAATTTCGGTACTGACGGTATAAACTGCACACAAGGTAAATGTAATAGAACCTGCGTACTCTCAGGAACAGTAGAGGGAGCTAAAACAAACATCATAATGTACTGAGAGCCAGCGAGCGATGATTGGAGCAAAGGTAGCGAATTTAAAGCGCGGGGTGAGGTCACACCTGCGGTCGGTCGGAAACATAAAAAGAGGGCAGGGGGTGAGTTATCGGCTCATTCCCTGCCCTCTTCCGTTTGTGGAGCGCCCACAATTATCTTTTCAGCGGGTACGAGACACTAACACCCCGCTTAATCGGAAAAGGCAGCACGCGGCGAATGGTGGAGACAAAAGAAAAGCGGCGAACGTATGGTGCATCCGCCGCCTTCCGGCTCACAAGTTTTCACTGGTGAGGCGCGCCCTTGACATCATGAATAGGATCCTCTTCACCACCAAAATTGACTCAAAACTTTTAGTGCTGGAAATAGATGATCTTCAAGCCACCAACTCGATCACGTCAGGCAAGGCCTGATAGCTCTGCGAGGCTTTGTCGAACCTCAGCCGGACCGTAGAAGGTTCACCAATTTCAGTCTTGTGTTGCTTCATGAGCGCGCGTAAAGACTTCGAAGCCTCAGGGTCTTTAATCAGGAGAGACGCATCAAAAGCTGAATCGTAGCCAAGCTCCTGCGCGGCATCGTCCGGCGAGATGATGCCGTTCATAGCTTTCAGGATCGCCGTTTCGGTTCTGAGCTTATCAGCTCGCGCTTCATTGTTAGGGTCGCGCGCTGGCGCCCGGTTGAACCTGATCGAGACACTGGCAACATCCTGTCCGGCGAGGCGCAGATCGAGCATGTACGTTCTCTCCTGCCTACGCTTAGCAAGACGCTGCACGTTGCCTGATTGAGCAAGCATAAAGTTGTACATGACATTGGCATAAGTTTCAGTTGATGAATCCGTGCGCCCGAAGAATGCGGGTGGTTGTCCTAGACCGCTCATCACCTGCTGCTCATTCTTTTCAAATAAGTCGGCAGCGCCGCGTGAATCAGAAGTCAGATTGTCATGCTTCACGGTCTGATCGTCATATGTCACCACAATGCCTTTGTTGGTCATCTTCTCAGCGGCAGTGCCGACCTGCGATTGATACGTTCTGAGCCTCGTGTAGTAGGCCGCATCGGTCTCTCCTGAATTTTTATCAGGCCGCTTGATCTGAATTGCGATCACCCCAAGCAAGCCGAACTTCTTGGCGATGAATTTGATATTGTCTAGCATGTCGGTTTGCGGCCCGGTGATCGGCGCGATGGCAGCGGTCGCCGGTGGCTTTGCATAAGGAGAGTTCTCGACTGTTTCCAGTGCGTAGTAGCGATAAGTCTCATCGTTGAGCCTGATGAGACCGAGCGGCGAGCGAACCCCTGCCGCCACGCCGGGCTGCTGGTGCGGAATGTAATTGCCTTCCATGTAGCGGAAACGAATCTGCTCGACGGGGACGATGACGACCTTCTCTACTCTGCGCCTTCCGAAATCCACTACATCTTCAGAAGAGAGAGCGCCCGACCACGCGATCTGGCGAAGATAAGCGTTAATCAGCCCGTCTATCCCCGCGCCGTTTTTGTAGAGGCGAGAGGCCGACTCGTTGAGTCGTTTGATGGCAGCTTCGGCCCGACGTTTCGAAGAGGCTTCGACGATCAGGGTATGGCCGCTGTTGCCGAGGTTCACCACGTTGGCAACATACTGGCTCATGTCAGGGTTAAACAGCATAAGTGACTTCAAAAGCGAGAGCATCTCGAAGTCAATCACCGGTGAGACGGAGTTCCAGAAGGCGACTGAGCCTGAGACGCGGTCAGCGAGCGTGCCCTCGACCGAGGAGCGCCCAACCTCAGGAAGATCCATTCCCTTGACGCGCTTTGTCACTGACTCCGCTCTTTCACGCAGGATGGGCACGAGCGCGCCGAGCTGCGTTGGCTTAGCATCCTCGATGAGCGAGACAAGGTTTGCGGGAAGAGCACCGTCAGGCTGAGCGTCGGCGAGGGTTGCGAGATAAATCAACTCGGCGCGCGTGGCTGATTCCTCGGGAGTATCGAAACCGAATGTAGAGCGCAAGGTATTTGTGAATCTATTCCAGATAGTCATTCATCTTCTCCTGTCCAGGGCGTCAAGCCGATGAAAGTCGAGCGCGGCAATGTCTCTACCGCGATGTGGTCGTAGACGCAGGTGTGAAAATAATCGTCGCGGTCGCTGTGCATCCACTTCGGTACTTCCTGGCCGTCTTTGTTTTTGACCAGCACGCGGATCGGGGCTTTCATGTGCGAAGCGACTTCCGGATCATTGTGAATGCTGGCCGGCCACTTCTCGCTGGCTGTCGCCAGTGTGTTGTAAACGGCATCCATCGCCATCGTCCGGTTGACCTGCACGATGTCTTCGAGCTTCTGAGGATCTGTTTTCTTGACATCAACGCCGTGCATCTTCTTTTCTTCAGCGCTCGGGAGCCGGAACAACTCGCCCTTGAAATCCGTGTTGGGATAAAATGCCCTTCTGACTCTTCCTTTATGCTTCTCAGCCCACTCCCTGATCACGGTCGGGTCATACGCGCCGTCGATCACGGCCTGGCGCACATCGTACTGAATCATCAATTCATCGAGTTGCTGGCTGATCGTCTTGTCGGTTGGAGAGAGCGCGCCCATCTGCCTCACGATGCGCTTGCCGTTCGGATGAACCGAAGAGATGCGATAGTGATAGCGCGCGCCACCGTCAACGCCCATCGTCGTATCAGTCCACTCGACGCCTGTTGGCACAAGCCCATTGGGCAGGCCGACGCTTAACTGCTTGAGCATCTCATCGGTCACGCGGCTGCCCTTAGGAGTGAAAGGAATGCCGAGGTCTGAGCGGTAAAACTCAGTCACCTGGCTCGGGTCGGTGCTGATGGATTTAACGGCCAGCCGAGTGAGGTTGACTTCGCCGCAGGAGAGCGCCGGGACTTTATAACCGCGAGAACCTGTGATCTCCGGAGCAAGTGATGTCCACCTGCCCGCCCCGAAAGTGTCGATTGACTCACGGCACGAAGGACAGTGGATATTGATACGCGCTCGCCTTAGTTTCTCTTTCGGCCAGTGCATCCAGACATCTCTGTTGTGGTCGTCGGCGTAAGCGTCTCTGAGGAAACTCAATTCATTCCATTGTTTGCAACTGCCGCACTGCACCTCCCAGACGTGCTGGTCGGATTCCAGATAAAGCGCATCTATCCCGACATTGGGAAAGGTCGGAGTCGAGAGGCGCAGCTCGTGCGCGACCTGACTGTTGTTGAGACGCACTTCGGCGAGCGCGATGATGTGTGGTGGGATCTCATCGTACTCATCAAGCACCAGCAGATCGGCGGCAAAGGATTTCATCGAGGCGGTGGACTTGCCGCCGGCGAGGTGGAGGTAGCTGCCCTCATTCACCTTTTTGAAAAAGACCGAGTCGTAATCAGTGAAGAGGGTTTGCAGCTTGTCTGACTCCATCCGGAGGCCTGAGAAACGCTCCTTCGAGAAAGAGGAGAGAGCTTCTTTGGTCGAGAAGATGTAGCCGACGTTGAGGCCTGACTTGGTGGTCTCATGGAACTTCGCGCCGACATCGAGGAAGTGGCAGGCGCGCGTGACGGCAAGTTCGGAGACGCCTTTCTGAGCGGGCTTCTCAATAACGATGAAGGGATGCTGATCGGCGTAGATCTGCTCGAGCGGTTTGTAGCGGTCGAGAGAAAACGGTTTGTTATCAATGCGGCGAAAGAGATAAGCCCAGTCAAGCGGGTTCGGCGGGGCAACGTCGTCGTCGTCCTCCTCACTCGCGCTCAATTGATCCTCAGGCTCAGTGACTTCTTCGGGTTGAAGCAGACTGGCCAGATAACCTGCCAGCTCCATCACTTCCGGCGAGCCTGTTGATTCCTGTGAAGATTGCGTCTGCCTCATCCTTGTCCTTCACCGTGCGTTTGACCAATGCCGCGACCGCTTGCAGGAGTTCGACCACTGAGCGGCGCTCATAGACTTCCTGCTGTAACAACTTTCTTTTAGCTTCAGCTTCGACGAGGCGTGGCTTTCGCTGCCACGCGAGTTGATCGAACTTGTCCCAGCCGCGCTCCTGCGCCTTGCCCGCTTTGAGCGCCTGCATGAGCTGGCTCCACGCTTCGAGGGACTTCCCCCGATCTTTGGCGATCTGAGCGGCGACGACCGCTTCAGCCAGTTTCAGGAGGTCTGTGCAACTGCGGTACTCGCCGGATTTGACCTGGCGCAGGATTTCTTCGGCGCGCACGTCGAGCATGTTGATCTCCGGCTCCAAAGAATGGCGTGTCCGGTCTTTGGCTCGCTCCTCGTAATGCTGAGCTGATTCCTCGTCGTGCTGCCGAAGAATGCCTAAGTATCGAGGATTGGCGTGTTCTCCAGTTTTAATGCCCGGATGACTCAAGCCTTTTTTCGACTTCCCGCCGTGACGGTCGCAGCGCACACCGCCCGTGTAATGATGGAGCTTGCAGAGGCCGCGCGTCGTCTTCGCCCGACAATGCACAGGGCAGAGCATCTCGCCGTCGCGCTTTCGCTTTTCCAGAACTTTGTCGCACGCTGGTTTACCCTTTTCCTTGATTCCGCATTTCATAACAATTTCACCCGCTCATGGGGTCGTTTGACGCTCATGGGGTCGTTTTAGGCTCTGACCCATTTTCCATCTCTGACAAAGCCATGATCGCCACAGTGGCAAAGGAAACTGGGCGAGAGCGTCGGCACCTCGAAACTTCCGGTCATATCCCACTGGGGGCGCGCATCTGCCTGCTTCGCTGTGAATTTGTTGCCGCGAATCCAGAACGCGCCGTCGCAATAGGGAAAGACGTGTTCAGGGCTGCCAGCATGGGCTAACTGCTTTGTCATTAACTCAGGGTTTTTGGTGTGCCGGATGATGCCGCCGACACGTTCTCCTTCGTAGTTTGTCCAGGTCAGCGTGTGGCCATCACCCAGGTCAACGTCAACGGGGCCGCCTTCGTTCGGCTCAACCCAATCGGTATCTTTCTCACTCATAAACACCTCTCATCATAGCTGGCTATGATTTTGTAGAGCTGACAAAGCTCATAAACTCTGAGCGCATGGCGCTATCGTGCTTGAAGCGGCCATGCAGGAATGAGCAGGTCATCATCAGCCCGCGCGCCTTCACACCTCGACTGCACGCGCATGAGTGTGTCCCTCGACCGACGACAGCCACGTCTTCACAGCCTGCGACCCTCATCACTTCGCGCCCGATCTGCATCACAAGCCGCTCCTGAATCTGCAACCGGTGGGCAAACTGGTGGGCGATTCTCGGCAGCTTCGACAGCCCCATCACTTTGTTCGAGGCGATGTAGCCGATGTGGATGTCACAGTTAAATGGCAGCAGATGATGCTCGCAGAAGGATTCGACGCGCGTCGGCCCGGCGACCACCATCTCGTCTCCACCAAGGGAATCAAAGACGGTTTCAGTCCTGCCCGGATCGTAGTCGAAGAATTCTCGCCAGTGGTCAGCAAAGCGGCGCGGCGTATCGAGCAGGCCGGGACGCTCCGGATCTTCTCCGACCGCGAGCAGAAAGGCTTTACAGACTTCTTTCAAGGCTTCGTGGTCAACCCTGCTGTTGTTTGCTTTCATGCGTTTAGACACCGCGTTGATCTCCCCACAAGATGACATGCTGCTGAAATGAGACTCGGACGCTGTACCAGTGGTCAGCCTTGACCTGCTCGATGAGCCAGCGCGTGCGCTCGACGATCTTCGCCACAAGGTAGCGATAGCGAGAGGCGTCGTCAGCGAAGATTTGTTCTGTCACCTGCGGAGTCCCGGCCTGCAGGTAGCAGGGAAGCGCTGGGAACTGAGCAGCGACATCACGCGCGAACTCGTAGTCCTTTTCATCGAAGACGACTACTTTAAGCGCGAGCTGCGGCCTGTCACCGGCGAGGTGCAGGCAGTTGTCGAGCTTGAAGCGATTGAACGTCATGCCGGAAGAGGGCGGCTTCGGACTGAGGATGAGATAATCGAGCTTTGAGAACCAGGACTTCGCGATGGTGCCCTGCGTTTCGAGCGCAAAGGTGTAATCGTCGGCGTGGCCGAGGTCGAGGAGCTTCTCCAGCGGCTGAAGCGCAGGGTTGCCGCCTGAGAGAGAAATAAGTAAGGGAAAACCCCTAGAGATGGTAAGGACTTTATCCCAAATGTCGTCGGGTGACATCTCTTCCCATTCGGCGCGGTTCTTGATCTCGACGGCATGAAGGCTATCGCACCACGAGCAATGGAAGTCGCAGCCGCCTGTCCGGATGAAAACGGTCGGCATCCCGGCGAGAGGGCCTTCACCCTGAATAGTCGTTCCGAATATTTCGCTGACTAGAATGGTGTTTCTCATTGTCCTAAATTGTAATGTCTTCAATTTTCGTAGCGGGGCATTGACGACAACGCCAGTGTTTTTCTCCAACATAGATAGCAATTGGTAGAATGAGGACTGCGTCTGGAACCTTGTTGATCCTCCATTCTTTTGCTAACTCCCAGTCGTGAAACAGGTGCAGACGCTGCCAGCCTTTCACCAGCCGATTAAAGAATTTCATCGATGCCTCCTTCTGAATAAGTAGCCCAGGTCTTCTGTGTCTCGCTCACCCGCACGGCCACCGTCTCGACCCAGCGGGACTTACAGAAGCGGTAAAGCTCGCGCGCGATGTTCTCAGCAGTCGGCTGAGCGACGACATGGTTTAACACCTTATGGTCGTAGAGATTGTCCAGATGATCGCCAAGCACCTTCAGCTCGTTGTAATCAACGACGAAGCAGAACTCGTTAAGCATCTCGCTTTGGAGCACGATCTCAACTCGGTAGGAGTGGCCGTGCATCTCGCCGCAGGGATGACCATCAGGCAAACCTTTGAGATAAATGCGCTGCTTCAGCATTTCTTCGCGTGTGAAGGTGATCCATCGTCCCAGTCCTATGTAGATCGCCACTCGCCCGTACATCGCCCCTGCCATCCATGATGAGCAATCGCAGGAGAAGGGCTTGAACCCTTCTACCACCGGCTTATTGGTGAAGCCGAGCCAGTGGACTTTTCTTCCCTTCGCCCACGCCATCTTTTTCTTGATGTACGTGTAGGGAGCCGGGCCGCGATGCGGGCGACGAAAGCCGCCGAGAGCAACCCAATCGGACAGCTCAAACAGTTCATCCATGCGCCGCTCGTCGTCGCCGAGGACATGCACAGGGATGGGCTTGAGGCCTGCTTCGAGCATCGTGTGAAGGTTACGGGTTGTCGTGGCGGGGTCTTGCAGCTTATCGAGAGCCATGTAGCCAAAGAGATTTTCTTTCCACTTGAGGCAGAACTGAATGTACTCATCGAGCTTTATTTCCACACCGGCGTTAAGAGCGGTGAAAGCCCCTGAGTCAAGCAATAGCTCGATGAAGGGATGTGTCAGGAGCCGCTCGATGTTCTCCGGGCGTTCAGAGCGCAGGTAGGCATAGGAGATGAGCAGAGGCAGCTTGGCCTGTGTGGAAAGCTGGTGCGCCTGTTCTGACTGAGGTTTAACTTTAGTAAGCACGCGCCTCATAAGTAGTTCCTTTCAGGGCGCGCGTGAGACGTGTCAGCACGGCTTCTTTGTCGGCCGCCGTGACGTTCTCGATCTTGATGAGGAAGGTCTCTTTGTCAGGGTCATAGTCACCGATTGTGGCCGGATCAATTGACTTGCCGTGCCAGTCCTGGCCGCTCAGGATCAATTCCCACTCAGACTGTCCGAAGCCGATGAAGTTTGGATCAAACTCTTCGCCCATCTCAGCGGAGATTTCCTGCGCTGTGAGCCTGAGCTTTGTCGGGTCGAAGTGTGAGAGGCGAGCGAGTTGGTTTGCGCCAACGCGGTAGGCTGAGCGTTTTGCTCCATCAAGGTCGGTGTACTTGCAGGAGATGGTCTTTTTGCCTTCGAGCTTCATCGCCTGCTTGATGCCGTGCCCGGCGACGAGCATGTTGTTGCGGGAGATGAGGACATCTTCTATCTGGCCGAATTCTCGAATGCTGGCGCGCAGCAGGACGAGCTGCTCGTCGGTGTGGTCGTTCTCGTTATTTGGGTCATCCAGTACTTTATCAATAGGCAGCTCGATGTAATCGCCGGACTGTTTGCTTGTCCGGCGGCGGGCTTCTTTAGCTGGTGATGGTTTCTTTTTGGTGGTGGCCATGATGCGATTACATATACTCGCGCTGGAGAGTCAGATAAGTTCTCATGATCTCGCTGTGATATTTATCGTAGCGGGTCATGTCGCTGGTCTGTTCAAGCGGTCGGCGTGGTGCAGAGCCGTCATCCTCCGGCTCATCGTCCCATTCCGCTAGCGGCACCACCACTATCGTCTTCGTCGTTTGTTCTTGTGCGCTCATCTCAAGCGAACCTCTACATCAGAAATATTGAGCTGGTTATTTTCCGCAGCGCGCTCGGCATCGTGAGCGGCCCGGTTCTTCTGGCCAGCCGGTGCGCTTCACGCGCTGCGTCACAATTGACTTTGCCGTCACGAATCAAGGACATCACGCATTTAATTAAATCCTGCATAGTGATGGGCTTGACGATGACATCCATCTCAAACTCTTCTGCGCTTTCATGCACCATGGCGCGGTCATAAGCCGTGAGAAAGACTTTCCTGATGTGCGGATAATGAAGATGAAGCTGCTCGGCGACACTCGCTCCGCTCTCGCCCATTAAATTCACGTCGAGAATGGCCGCCACGATCGGCATGTTATGCACTATCGCTAACGCCTCATCCTGTGAACCGGCGAAGACAGGCTCAAAAGGCAGGTCACGAGCTTTTTGCTTGAGTTCGAGCATCTCTCTAATATCCGGAATATCGTCAAGAAAAAGCACGAGAGGCAAATTCTCACTCATGATTCATCCTCGTCATGAAAGGGATAGTCCTCATTATCTTCAGCAGGAAAAGTCAGGTGAATCGGGTCCTGCTGCGTCGGCCTGCGTCTGGCCTTCAGTTCTCTATCGGCTTCGTCGTAAAGCGCCAGCAGGATGTCGCGGGGAGGCATCTTTAACTTCTCCTCGTATTCCCTGACCAGCAGCGCCAGTTTGCGAATCGTGGAACGATCCTGAAAATTAAACTCAAGCGTCAGCTTGTACTCGCGCCGGAGCTGGATGATCGTTTTGGACTGTCGAGCGCACCGCTTCAGACATTCACTGAGCTGGCGCTTCTGACGACGATTCAGCCCGACCCAGCCGCTTGCGAGAGCAGCGATGATGCCGAGGATGAAAATGTAGTTCGAAGCCAGCCATGCCTGCATGATTCCGTTTCAGTGCTCGGATTAGTCGAGCTGCACGAGCCGTTTGAGTTCTTTAATATCCCGCTCCAACTCCCTGCGAATGGCTTTACCGTCCTCACTCGTTTCATCCATCTCGGCGAGTGTGGCCGGTCCGAAGCGGCTGTAAATCTTTCGCCCGAGTGTTGCGATGGCGACGAGCTGCGCCGTCTTAGCCGGGTTACCGATGTTGAAGAGATTGGCATTCAGAGCGGCATCGAAGGCGTTTAAGCCTTTTAGAAAATTGTCGTTCGTTGGGTCTGAGAGGTAGCCACTGACGAGGGTGGTGATGCCATTGAATGTCCGTTCGGCTCCAGAGGTTCGGGCAGGATCAATGCCTTTCCATCCCCTGATGAGCGCCGGTACGCCGCCGAGCAGGTCAACGACGATTGCTGCGGTCTGCTTCTTTTCCTCTTTCGAGCAACTCATCGCGGTAAAGCCGCTACAGGTGAGCGCGAGGATAAGGACGAGGCCGAGGTAGGTACTGGTACGAATGTTTCTCACGAGAACTCCTTTGCTAACGGTTAAGAAAACAGTTAAGGGACAATCAATTCATCGCCCGGATGAATTGGACTCTTCTCCGTCAATCGGTTCACCCCAAGTAACTCTTCGAGTGTGATCTTGTGCTGTCGGGCGATTTTGTAAAGAGAGTCGCCGGCGCGGACGAGATACTTACGAACGGGCAGGACAGGCAGTGCCGCATCGCGCTTCACGCTCTTTATTGCCTCATCAAGTGACATGCCCTTGACGACGCGGCGCGCCATCTCCACGATCCTGCTGCGCTCCACATAGGCCAGGTCGAAGTGTGTGTTGTTGTCCACGTCGTTGTGCATGAAGATGCCCTCTTCGGTCTCCCAGGCATCAGACTTGCGCCGCGAGTTCGTCATCACTGCCCAGGGCAACGGGCAATCGCTCATGTCGTCGGGAAAGCCGCGGGGAACTCTGAGCGGGATGCCGTATTGGACGTGGGCGTGGGCGATGACGGCGACGGACGGGTAAAGCGTGCCGTCTGGTAGCTGCCAGAGACCTGTTCGTCCTTCGGTGTTGGCTGAACACTCGATCTGGACTAAGGCCAGAGCGTTATGCACGCCCCGGAGCGCAGAAGCCTGTTGGCCGATCATGCGGTGCTGGGCGATGCGGAAGTTGCCGGTCGTGTAAGTAGCGCAGGCGTGCGTTGCGCTCTGGGTCCTGATCGCGCCTTCGAATGCAGCGCGCTCTTCGGCCGCCGTCCAGTCATCGAAACGATAGACCAGCGCTCGGCCTGCGGCTCGCTGGACGGCTTTGTTCAGCGCTTCGCCCTGAAGGTTAGGGTTCTTGGCTCGAAAGGCTTTCCAACTGGCGGGAGTCCACTTCGGCATCCCCTCGGTCGAATGGGTCACGAGACGACCAGTCGATTGCGGGATGAGACGAATGGGAGCATTACCGGGGCGCGGAATAGGAAAGCGCTCGACCTTGATGCCGTAAATCTCATCAACCCAGTGCGGAGTGATTTTCTTATTCGGCATCGCGCACTCTTCCCGGCTGATCGTCACTGGCGGTGGCAGGGTCAACCTCAGAGGTGGTTGCTGGCGAAGGAGAAGGAGGCGACGGCGGAGCGGTGGCGGCCTTGATCAATTCCTTCCGGTTGTCACCGATGATGTCGTATTTCTTCATGGCGATCTGCCCGGAGACCTTGATGAAGATTTGCGTCACCCATACCTGCCCCAGGACGAAGAGATAGGTGATGCCTTCGCCGGCAAGCTCGACGAGCGCCAGCACCTGCGGAGAGTTCTTCAGTGTCTCGGCCATCTGAGCGCTCAGGAAGCTGCGGCGCACGAGGAGGGTAAAGATTAAGCCGACGGCGAGCTGCGCGACGTAAACGCCGAAGCGCACTGAAGAGAAGCCTGACTTTGGCGGCTCCACCGGTGGCTGCGTAGTTTGATTGCTAGACATTAGGTTCACCCTTCACTTTTGAGATTGGCTCTCACGAAACTGCCGAGCATTATGAGGGCGATAAGGAGGTCGGGAGGGTGAGCAACACCGTGAGCAACACCGGGAGGGATTCAGGGGTGAAGACGTGAACGTCTTCCAGAGCGGGTTTTCTCCTGCTCTTCTTCACGTCTGAATTGCAGGCAGCGATCACACCTGACATTTCGTTTGCGGCCACCACGCTTGGGACGTTTTTTCGTGAGTGGCCTTTGACAATCGAAGCAAAGCCGCTTTCTTTTAAGGCGTCTGCGGTAAGCGGCCATCGCTTTCTTTGCTCTTTGGTTTCGCTCATCAGCGCATAGGCGACATTGGGTTGCTGTGCCGTCTGTTCCGCGCACCTTTCCGCAGTCCTGGCATAATCCCTGCCTGATTCGTTCCTGCCTGATTCGATGTCCAGCCATACGTTGTCGCTTTGTTATTGAGCCTTCTGAGCGCGTCTTGCCGCCCCTTGCCTGAAACTATTCGAGATTCTGAGTGCGGAGACAACATGCTTTCTGGCAGGGAAGTCCGGGAACTTCTTTTCCATCTTCCGGAGCTGGCCGAGCAGAAATTCATACTCCTCGTGCCGCATATTACCTTTGGCCTTGTTGTCCGATTTACAGATGAACTGAAGGTTTCTGAGTTGATTACCACCACCGCGCGAGAGGGGAACGATGTGATCTGTCGAGACGTTCTTGAGCATGAGCTGCACCTTACAGTAGCGGCAGAGTGGATCCGCTTCGACAAACCGCTCCAGCGCATCACGAAAGGAGGTGAGGGTAAAGCTGACCGGGCCGCGCTTCCTGAGAGTCGCGTACATCGTATAGGTGCGTGAATTGAAACTGAGCATCAAGCACCCTCAGCTTTCAGAATTGCATTCGCCTGGTTGAAGTCGAATTCAGACATCCGAACAGGTGCAGCAGCATTCTCTTGCTGGATCATCACAAAGCGACCGCTGGGACATTTCTGCTTGATGAGGTGAAGCACGCCAGCGATCTCTACGATGTCGCCGGCGCAGACCTGGATGAAGGAGAGCGTCATGCCGAAGTTACTCTCTTTGGTCACATCACACGCTCCTTACTCTTTAGCTCCATGATGTAATCATGCTGACCCTGTGCCAGTTCACCCATATCTGCCGCTGCTTTCTTCCAGGTCGTGCGTTCAAGTTCTGCCCCATCGTTCTCACAGAATTCTTTGACGATGGAGGTATCAGCCCCGACAGAACCATCTACGGCACTGAGCAGCATCTTGGTGACAGTAAACCCACACTCAGGGCAATGGTAGGAGTTGCCGACATAGACCAGTGGCTCTAGTCCAGCGATTCGTTGCTCAAGCTCAGCGTAGGATGGCCATCCTCCACCCTCGCAGCGCCGAATGATGAATCGGGCGCAGTTATTGAGCATGGCGATCATGTCACCGACGCGGCGGTCGCAGGGGATGCCGTCTCGGAGCGCGGCGTACAGCTCATCGTCATCTTCGATGCAACGATCGTCAGCCTTTTGAGAGCGATGCTTGCTGATGGCGGCTCGAAGGCGTTCGGCTTCAGCTTGATATGATTCGTCCTTCAATTGATTGGCCTCATCTTCAGAAAAGTAGCCTCTTTAATCACCAGACGCGCGCATTGTTCGCAAACTCGACCCTGCACCTGCGACCCATTGATGAGATAATGCGTGGCCACCTTTGAGCACCGCCGCCCCTTGTTATCTTTATCGGGGACATTGTTGTTGCAGAGCGTCTCTGTATCCCTCATCCCTCATCCCTCAAGAGCTTCGAGGCTTAATCCCCGGCGCTCGAACTCGGCTTTAAGTTTCTGCATCGCGCGTCGCTCGATCTGTTGAATGTTTTGCATCGAGCAGCCACAGACGAACGCAATCTCTTCTTGCGTCAACACAAGGCCGTGCGGCATGTAGAGCGAGAGCAGATGCAATCCGGCTTCAATTGATCCATCGCGCAAGTTGTCGCTGCTGCTCTTCATCCGGGAAAAGTGAACCTCACATAGTTGAGAACTTCGCCACCGAAATACACCACCCTCAAAGAGTCCGATAAGCCTGTACTATTCTGCTACAGAAACATAATATATTGCATCTCCGGCGTATAATAATTTATCCCTAACGTAAGAACGATTATCAGACCCCAGCTATATCATTTGAATTGTTAAGCGCAAGATGTTGTGGCTGCTCTTTAATCCACATTCCCTTTTCCACAGGGCTTGATGGCTTACTGCACAAGTTGTGTGCAGTCACAAGATGTTGTGGCCATTATCAGCTAAACGGGCATTCCCAGTCGCACTCCTCGGAGCCTGCTTTCGCACATGAGCCAGTCTCATCCTGGCCGCACTCATCTGCCCAGTACTCGAAGCTGGTGAGATCTATTCCGTTATCATCATCGTCGCAGTCATCGTCAGCTAGGTCAGCATCCTCAAACGAAATGGCCACGTCCTCGGCGATACAACCAGCACAGACGCTCTGATCGTCGTTAAGAACCTCAGCACCGCACCTTGGGCAATTCATCTCCGCTCCTTTACCAGAAGAGTCTTGCTCAGGCGCTCGTCAACACTCTTGAGCAGATCACGGACATCGAGCAGCACTTCAAGCTGCAACCGCATGGCGAGGAACGGGTCAGGCTCGTTTAGAGACCTGACAGCCCCATCGAACTTTCGTAGAACCTCTTCTTTTGTTTTCATAGAGACAAACCCTCCTCCCTCCTGATCGTCTCCAGCAGCTCCGGGTACATCCGCGAAAACCTCCAGAACTTCTGAAAGCCTTTGCACGGATAACAGCGTTTGAAAGCCACGGGGTTTTTCATCTCGAAGGCAAAACGACCGTCATGGTAATCACCAAAGGCCTGCTCTCTGCGCGAGATCCGCGCTACGACGGCGTATGTCTGTTCACAGCCAACAATGTCCACCTTCCCGATAATGCCGCCCGTCGGTAAGAGCGACGCGGCGGTTATCCCGAAGGGAGCAAGAGCATCTTTGAACTCACGTTGATGCACGTGCTCTTTGGCCCATGTTGGAAAGCCACCCGCAGCATGAATGAAGACGGTGCCGCGAATGAGAGTCAGCCACGAGCGTGTCTCCCATTCCTTCAAGCCAAGCACAGACAGCGTCGCCCACGGCTGGGTTAATGAGAGAGCATAGAAAAGTGTTTGCATTATCGGACTCCCGTCATCACCACGAAGATGAGTACAGCCATCAGCACCGCGCAGATGAAGACCAGCCACGTGACGAGCCTCTTCAAATCTTCATTCTCCCAGCGCGCACGATTACGCTCGAACTGAAGCTGCAAAGTTTCGTGAAAGAGCGGGTGACACGCTTCATCCTTTGGCAACTGAAAGTCTGCCGGCTTTTTGTAGAGCATGAGTCTTTGAGCTTTCATTTCACTACTCCGAATAGCATGTCTGGAATTCTTTTAATGTGTGGCCCGATAGTAGTCGCTGACATGAGCGGCATGGGTCGCTCGCGTGTTTCTTCTTCCAGCGGCGCAGGCGCGCGCGGTTCATTGTCTTGCTGAGGTCTGGAATCTCCTTCAGTTCTACGGCCTCCCTTGCGCTCAGTGGCACGCTGCCGTGCGGCGCAGCCTGACCCTGGGGTACATCAATGATTTTTCCTGTGCTGGTCTGCATAGTTGTTATCCTCCTAATGAATTAAGGCCGTCTTTTATTCGCTCGGCTTATCGTTCTTCTTCTTGATCTTCCGAATAGTCTCCAGTTCAAGCACCTCATCGTTGATCCGGCAATGCGTGACGTTATGGTGAACCATCAAATCAATCAGCCCTGAGCGAAGCTGCGGCTCCTGGCTCATCAGCTCCATCCGAGCGTCGAGCACTTCGAGATACTTTTCAGCGGCGGCCTGCACTGCCGGGTGAACCTCCGGCGCGGTATCAATCAATTGCTCCTGCTTCGGCTTGTACGTGCGCCGCTTTGGTTTGGCTTCATCCTCAGGACGGATGTTCGGGTTCTCTTTCCCCGCTGTGAAGCCGTCGTCATTCGCGCCGAGTTTAGTCAGAGCATCTTTCTTTGACGTGGCTCCTCC